ATCGCGCCTTAATAAATTCCCAGTTCAGCAGATTTACTTTCGTTACCCCTTCTTCCACGCTGTCATTCACCATATCCACGTCTTCTTTTGTCAAACAGAACCATTTAAATACGTATGTATCAAGAAGTATCGCGGCTTTCAGATATATTTTTTTGGCGGTTTCGATTTTGGGGTCATCCGCGATACCGCCGAACTTATCATCACAATCGGCGTCGCAACTTGTGTATTCATTTGTATAGCAATACGGCCATTCATGACGGTCGGTGGGGAATAATTTATTCAAATTGATGTGATTGTCTTTGATGCTTTCCGGCGCCGCAAAAAACATGATATTCACACAAATGACCGAAATAATAACCGTCTCAACAAATAGTGTTAAAACGCTGAGCCCGAACTCTTTCAGTGCTTCTAGGTCGAATAACGATTTCGGTTTTGCTTTCGCTCCCGCATCCGTCTTCGGCTTCGCGTCTTCGCCTTCGCTTTCACCTTTGCCGTCGGCACCCCCTCCGAACATCCCGCCTACTTTGCTAAACGTTCCTTCTTCTTCTCCGTCGGCGTCTTCTTCGCCGTCGGCATTGCCGTCATCGGGTCGTTTTTCTTCGTCGTCTGCCATTTTCTGGTAAGTTATATATACAATAGATTATTATACATCGAACTCTTACCGCGCATACATGAGTCCGCAATTTCCCGACACAAACGTAAGAACATTATACCGCTCTTCCAGGATATGAAGGTCATAATTATACAAGTAAATATTCACATTCGGCTTATTCATGCCAATAATCTCTCGCGTGTTCGGATTACAAATCACTTTCACCTCCGCCGCCGAGTCCAAGGGCGGATAAATCGTCGTCATCTCCAACTCAATCTGGTTGAACTTACTCATATTGATTGCGCCGCTTGGTTGAAGGTCGAACGGGTCTGAATTCAAGCAAAAATTGTAACAATATATCCCAGGTTTCGCACTTCCGCGGGTGCGCGTGTATTTTTCCACGTAGTTATAGACACCCGCATCCAGTAGATTCTCGCGGTATTTGCCGTTGAGTGAAATTCCCATCATCTGTAAAATATCGCGTTCATTTTCTGATTGAAAGTCGCCGGTAATATGAAGTCCGGTGAGACGTTTATCGCGCGGGTTGATGCCTGGTCCAATCCCGTTTTTTGGGCCGTTCTTATCGAAGAAGTAGCGGTCATTCGCGAAAGCCGGATTCAGATTCGCGGATAAGTCGGTCGTCATTCGAATATCTTCACTAAACGCGGTGGGGCGCCAGTCGTCGTCGATGGGCGCGGGAATAATATCATAGGGGAGGTAGTTATACGGCCAATTTGTATAATTGCTCCATTCATTTCGGAGATTGACATCGCTGCGCTGGAAAAACATCGTCCATGACGACACCATCCCCATCGAGTTCTCTATCTTAAGTTTCTTATTCCCAGTCACATCGTTGAACACCCAATCGTAATACGACTTGATGAGATATTTCTGCTGGTTGGCGGCGAAGACTTTCGATTCTTCATCCGAGAGAAAACAATACGTCGCCATCAAATGAACATCTGCGTTCCAATCCGTGCGCAGACTCGGGTAGGAATCCAGCGATAAATCAATACTGGGTGGCGGATATAAAAATCGCCACATCTGGTGAAGGGGGTTCGTGAAGTCGGGTTGAACGACTGGCCAATAATTATCGGGGTCGCCCACGTCACGAATGGTAAATAACTCCTTGACGGGGCGCAACGTTACATCGATTTGAAGTTGGTTATATTGAAGACACACAAGGGGAAACGCCATTTTCGAGGACAGCGTGAACCATGCGTTGATGGGGATGTATATTTTACGCCCGCGGATAGACGGTTCTGCGCCTGCGGAATTCGACGTGCGATACGCATTCGGGTATTGGTTGAGACGCGCACCCGAACAACCCGGATTGTATAACTCAGGCACATGACCCGTCATTTGATTGTATAACTCGCGCTTCGTTGCGTCGAGGTCGCGCTCCAAAATTGCCATAAGATTATTACCGGTGAAACGTTGGAGCGTCATGCCTCCGACAGAAATCACGATTTCCTTGACTAATTGCGTGCCAAGGTTTTCAATCCAGCGAAACTCATAGGGTGCCCACATGTCTTGTGCGCGGGCGGGTGGATGAATCGGGCTCCAAATCGACGGCAGCGTTACACATATATACGTGTCCATCAATAATTCCGCATATCTCGGGATATAAAATGTGAATTTGGACTCCTCTGTCATACGCAGTTTCTTCTGACCGTCGAAATCAACTCTAAACTTTTGAAGACCGAAATTCGTATATTTAAGGTATGTGCTTTTGAAAAATGACTTTTTGGGATTACCATTAAGAATAACATTCTGATTGCCCGTAGCAACCAAATTTAATAAACCACCGGTCATTTAGTATATTACGCGGGCCTATTGTTATGTTGTATATAACTTTATATAAAAATCTATTATTCTAATATTCTATTATATATAGTAAGAGGAATATGAAAGAAAATCGGGTGGAATTCATATTTATAGGTATTATTATCGTGGTTTTCGCAACATGGAAACTATCTGAAATGATTAAAACGCGGTGTTATGAAAAGAGAACCAAAGAGGGGTTTCGTGTGTCGTCGTCAGCATCGACAACATCGGCACTCCCACCAACAAAAGAGCCTGAGCTCATGTCACAACTCACCAAAATACTCAAAAAGAATAACATCGACACGTTTTTGAGTGATGCGCCCGGATTGACAACAGAGAATTTTACTGTCGATACGACCGAAGGGGAAATGACAGTCCATCAACGAAAAAAAGCGGCTACATCATTGGATACATTTACGGGTGCTTCGACCGCTTCGACCGCTTCGGCGTCGTCCTCCGCGCCTCCACCCCCCATCGCCGCTCCAATCAACACAGTAAAAGAAGGTCTCGAAAACCCCGATGAAAATACGAAGGCATTCATCGAAAAGAATATTACATCCATCAATCCGCAGGACAGTCAAAGCAAGTTCAAGTTGCGTGATTACTATATCAAATCCGCCTATAACGCATTCAATCCCGACAAATTCAAGAACTCCACCGTAAGCATGGATGCTTTCTTATATGTCATCGCACGCGGTTGTCGCTTCATCGACTTCGAAGTGTTCTCCGTAGATAATGAACCAGTTATCGCGTCTTCCTCGGTCAATTCATTTAATTACAAGGAGACATACAATCATATTCCCGTGAGCGACGCATTTGAAGTGTTAGGAAGCTACGTCTTTTCTGGGTCGAAATGCCCCAATCCAGGCGACCCTTTCATTATTCATATGCGATTGATGTCGCGTAATGTCACCATGTATGACAAGCTCGCAAAAATTATCTCTCAAAGCAAGACCATGGCGCGTAATTTACTGGGCCCAAAATATGGGCGCGAGTATCAGTCCAAGGATTTAGGCAACGAACCCCTTTTGAACTTCAAGGGTAAAATCATTCTCATGGTGGATGGAACAAACCAAGTATATCGAAATACAAATCTATTTGAACTTATCAATATGAGTTCGAATACGATGTTTCTCTCGAAATACACTTACTTTGGTGTGAAAAATGTGGGCGATCCGCAGGCATTCAAGGACACGAATAAGAAAAATATGTGTCTTGTGATTCCGGATAAGGGGGGGCGTCCTATCAATGACGGGCACAACGGTCCATATACGTGGGGGTGTCAGATCGCGGCCATGTGTTTTCAGGAAGAGGCCCGGGATGAGAAACTGAAAGCTTACGAAGATAAGTTTGCGTCGGTGGGGTATGCGTTCATACTTAAACCGGAAGACTTGCGTTATGTTCCGATTACAATTGCGCCTCCGGCACCCCCCAACCCGAAAGCGTCGATGGAGGCTCGACCTGCGGAGGCGGCGGGAGGTGTCAAGATTACCTTGTAAAGAATGAAATACATAATGAAATACATAATGAATTAAATTCTAATCCTATTGTAGTAGAATTTAATGGCAACAGCGTACAGCGGCGGCGGCGGTGGTTCGCGTGATAGCGACGACAAGAAAATGTCCTTTGAAGAAAAAGAACTCGAAATCCTCCGCGAAGCCGTCGATTTAGTTGAAAAGCGGAAGGGTGCGGCTGTCATCCAAGACCCCAAAGTCCAAGAAATCATCTCCATCGTCGAGAAATTCATCGCAGATAAAAAACTCGTATGTTATGGAGGCACAGCCATCAATAATATTCTTCCCGAAGACGCGCAATTTTACAATAAAGACATCGAATTGCCCGATTATGATTTTTACTCTGACAAGGCTCTCGACCATGCAAAAGAACTCGCGGATATTTATTATAAGGCTGGCTACGAAGACGTTGAAGCAAAATCCGGTGTTCATCATGGCACCTACAAGGTATTCGTCAATTTCACAGGTATCGCCGATATTACGCAGATGGAACCCGCGTTATTCAAAGCAATCTCTCGAGATGCCATTATTAAAAAGGGAATATCTTATGCTCCGCCCGACTTTCTTCGTATGGCGATGTATCTCGAACTCTCGCGTCCGGATGGCGATGTCTCGCGTTGG